CAGAAAGATTTGCAGCTGGATCTTGGAAAAAAGGAGCGGCTAAAAGGCAGGCTATGAAAGCATATAGAGCTAAAAAGAAGGCTGAAAGAAAGGCTAAAAAAAATAAATAAATAAATATTAACTTTGTAACCTAAATTAAATTAAATAAAATGGAAGAGAATAAATTTACAGTAAAAGACGTATCTGGGGTTGAAAAATCCAAAGTAGAAGTGGAAGAAAAGCTACTTAAAGAACATGAAGAGAAGTTTGAATCAACAGAAAATACAGATTCAACAGTAGAAAAATTAGAATTAAAGAATGAGGATCAACAAGAAGTAGAAACTCAAGCATCAGAGTTAAAAGATGCAGACGTTCTTTCTTATATTAAAAATAGATACGATAAAGATATCGAATCAGTAGATCAGTTGTTTGAAACAAAAGAATCAAACGATGATTTACCAGAAGATGTTGCAGCGTATTTTAAGTACAAAAAAGAAACTGGAAGAGGAATTAATGATTTTGTAAAATTACAACAAAATTATGATGAAATGGACAGTGATAAATTGTTATCTCAATATTATTCTCAAACTGAAGAAGGTTTAGATAGTGAGGATATTAAAGACTTAATGGTAGATAAATTTGGTTATGACGAAGATTTAGATGAACCATCTCACATTAAGAAGATTGAGAGAGCAAAGAAAAGAGAACTTGTAAAGGCTAAAAAGTTTTTAAATGAACAAAAAGATAAATATAAAGCTCCTCTTGAGTCAAGTGGGGGTGGATTATCTGGAGAGTCCATGGAGGAATTTAATAGCTATAAAAGTTATGTAGAGGAATCTACCAGTGCGAAAGAAGCACAGAAGAAAAGGTATGACTATTTTCTTACTAAAACCAATGAGGTTTTTAACGATGAGTTCAAAGGTTTTGAGTTCAATGTCGGGGAAAAAAGTTTTATGTTTAAACCTGGTGATAGTGCTGAGTTGAAAAGTAAGCAATCTAATGTTAATAATTTCGTGAATAAATACATGGATAAAGACAGTGGATTAATGAATGACGCTCAGGGATATCATAGAGCTATGTCAGTTGCTATGAATCTTGACAAATTTGCTGAATTCTTTTATAATCAGGGAATGACCGAAGCTGTAGATAATGTTTCTAAAAAATCTAAAAACATTAATATGGATATTCGTAAAGCCCCACAAAGTTTCAACAAAGATGGATTGAAGATTAGAGCTGTAGGCGATAATAGCAGTGGTAAGGGACTCAAAATTAGAAGTATAAAACACAAATAATAATTAAAAAAATTAAAAAAAATGGCAGTAATTACACCTCCAGGATTTGATCTACAACCAAGTGGACAACAAGTAGCCCTGGCAACAAATTATTAATAGAACAGTAGCATCATTCTTAAGAATGGTTGGTGCTGAAATGCCTTCTAACTCTGACCTTATTAAATGGGCTGAGCAAGGAAGGTTACACACTAAGTATACAGCATGTACGTCTGCAGCAGCAGCAGCGGCTAACGTAGCAGTATGGACTATCCCTACAGCTCAAGTTAACCCTCCAGCTCCAGCTTCAAGTGCTCCAGCTAATGGTTTTTCAGCAATCAGAGTAGGTCAAACTGTGATGATTTCTGATGAGACTGCTGGTTCAGTATTAAGCAACAAAGCAATTGTAACAAATGTTTCAGCAGCAGCTCCTTTTACAATAACTGTAGCTTACTATGAAGCAGGTGGTCAAGCAGTAGCGGCAGGAGTAAACAGTAGTATATTTATTTATGGATCTGAGTTTAAGAAAGGTCAGTTAGGAATGACTGGTTCTATCGAAGCTCAAGACTATATTTTTGAAAACTCTCCAATTATCATTAAGGATACTTACGAAGTAAATGGTTCTGACATGGCTCAAATTGGATGGGTTGAGGTAACTACAGAAAATGGTGCTAACGGATACCTATGGTACTTAAAGTCTGAGCACGAAACAAGACTTCGTTTTGAAGATTACTTAGAAACTGCAATGGTTGAAGCGGTTCCTGCAGAGCCAGGATCTGGTGCAGCTGGAGCAGGTGGTGCAGTAGGAAACAAAGGTTCTGAAGGAGTTTTCCATGTAGTAAACACAAGAGGAAATGTATGGAGCGGGGGTAACCCAGTAGCTCTTGCAGGTTTCGATTCAGTAATCCAAAGACTTGATAAGCAAGGTGCTATTGAGGAAAATGTAATCTTTGTTAACCGTCAGTTCTCATTTGATATTGATGATATGTTAGCTGCTCAAAACTCTTACGGAGCGGGTGGTACTTCATATGGTTTATTTGATAATGATGAAGAGATGGCTTTAAACTTAGGATTTACAGGATTCAGAAGAGGTTATGATTTCTATAAGTCAGACTGGAAATACTTAAACGATCCTACTATGAGAGGTGGTTTAACAGGTGGTGCAATCAATGGACTTATGGTTCCAGCTGGTTCTACAACTGTATATGACCAAATCTTAGGTAAGAACGCTAAGAGACCATTCTTACACGTTAGATACAGAGCTTCTGAAACTGAAGACAGACGTTACAAAACTTGGATCACTGGTTCTGCTGGTGGAGCAAGAACATCTTCTTTAGATGCGATGACAGTTAACTTCTTATCGGAAAGAGCTGTATGTACTTTAGGTGCAAACAACTTCTTCTTATTTAGAGACTAATAACTAACAATCATTAGGGGAGGATTAACCTCCTCCCCTTTTTTTAACTTTAATTAAATTATAATAAAATGAAAAAGACAACAACACCAGTTACAAAACAGTACAGATTAAAGAGAGACGTAGCACCATTGTGCTTTATGTTAAACTCTCACCACAACAAAAGATCCCCATTACTTTATTTTGATGAAGAAACAGGTATTAATAAACCACTTCGTTATGCAAGAAACCAAAAGACACCTTTTGAGGAAGAGCAAGATGGTAATGCTATTATGGAGCCTATTGTTTTTGAAGATGGATTTTTAACTGTAGATAGAACTAATCAAGTTCTACAACACTTTTTAGCTTTACATCCTGGTAACGGGATGATATATGAGCAAATAGATGATGCTAAAGATGCAGCTGAAGAATTAGAAATCGAAGAATTAATCTTAGACGCTCAAATTTTAGCAAGAGACTTAGATATTGCTATGCTTGAGACAGTTGGTAGAGTTCTATTAGGAGGAGGTGCAGATAAATTAAGCACTGCTGAATTAAAAAGAGACATTCTTGTATTCTCAAGAAACTATCCAGAAGACTTTATTGATATTCTTAATGATCCCGCATTACAAATTGCAGATGATGTAGTTAAGTTCTTCAGTGCTAACTTATTAGGATTAAGAAATAATGGAAGAGATGTTTATTTTAATCTTGCTAAAAATAAAAGTAAAATGTTAACTGTTCCTTATGGAGAAGATGCTAATGATATAGTAGGATCTTACTTACAAACTGATGAGGGAGTAGAGACATATAAGTTACTTAAAAATATGTTAAAGAAAAATAAATAATTTCTAATCATACAACAGAAAGAGCACCTTAAAAGGGTGCTTTTTTTTTATGTATATTTGCACTTTATTAACCCATTAAAACCTTTTTATAAAATGGCAAAATTTCTTAAAATTACGAATGCTCCTATCACTGGTCAGTTGATCAGCCTTGATGGAGTTAAAGCAATTGCTACAGCAACTGCTACAGCAGCAACTGTTACAATCGACTATGTTGATGGTACAACTACTACAGTAACAACTGCAGCACAAGTTACTCATGATGTTTACACAGCTATCTTAGACGCACAGGAAATAGCTTTAGCTACTTCTTGGCAAAATCCTTATTACGAGATGATTCTACCAAAAGCTGTAACAAGTATTGTAAATGCTTAATTAGTTTAAGTATATCAGTAAGTAAAGAGAGGTCTACAAAAAATGTGGGCCTCTTTTTTTTTATTATCTTTGTAAAAATGTTTATATAATATGGCGGCATCGATAAATGAAGTACGAAATACTGTATTAGCAATAGCAAATAAAAATAACTACGGATATATTACTCCGCAAGATTTTAATTTATATGCTAAGCAAGCACAGTTGGATATGTTTGAGGATTACTTTTATTCCTATAATAATTGGATTCAAAGACAGAACGCAAGATCATCAGGCACAGGTTATGCTGATATAACTAAAGGTTTAGTAGAGGTCATGGATAGTTTTTCTAATACTGTATTTTTACCTCAAGTAAATGCTAATGTTTATTCTTTACCATTAGATTATTATTTAATTAATAAAATATTTTATTATAGTACTCCTTTATTTACAGGAACCGCTACTGCTACAGTAGCAAATCAGTTAGTAGATGGAGCTGCAGTTGGATGGACTACGATTCCTGCAGCCGCTCCTACTCCAGCGATAGGAAGTATAGTGGTAAATACAACTACATTCCAACAAGCATATGTTACTGGAGTAGTAAATACTACGACTATAACATTAAGTGCAGATATATTTACAGTTATAGGTAATAGCTACGTTATATATTCTAATACAAAAATTAGAGAAGTAGAAAGGGTAAGTCAAAATAAAATATTTTACTTAACCAACTCTATGCTAACTGCTCCAAATCAAACATACCCTGCGTACACTTTAGAGAACAATAACATAACAGTATACCCTACTACTATATTGCAACCAGGGGCTATACAGACTCAGTATATAAGGTATCCGTTAGCACCAAGATGGACTTTCTTAAATATAGGATTAGGAGAACCTCAATTTGATCCTACTCAACCAGACTTTCAAGAATTTGAATTACCTGATTCTGATGAGCCAACCTTAATAGCAAAGATTTGTCAGTATGTAGGAATAGAAATTAGAGAAGCAGAGGTGTATAACTTTGGTAAAACAGAAGAAAGTAACGAAATACAAGAAAGTAGTTAATTATGGCATATATAACAGATTATCAATATTACGAGAATAGTCAGAATGTACCTACAGATGCAAACTGGGGATCTTATCAATACATATCTTTAGAAGATATTGTAAATAATTTTATGTTAATGTTTCAAGGTAATAATGAAATAGTAAATAATGTAAACAGATATCAAGTTTTATTTCATGCAAAGAGAGGAATTCAAGAATTGAATTACGATGCAATGAAAGAAATTAAAATATTAGAATTAGAAGTTTGTGATCAACTTAGGTTTGTTTTACCACAGGATTATGTAAACTGGGTAAGAATATCTTTAGAGCAAGATGGTATGCTTTATCCTATGACAGAAAATATACAGACTAATTGGAGTGGAGCTTACTTGCAAGATCATGATTGTAGAATATTATTTGATATTGATGGTAATGTTTTAAAACCTCATAATTCTTTTTGGGATAAACAAAGATTAGATGGTCAGCAAAAAACAATGTATCTTGGGGACGGTCCTTATAGTGGACAGCAAGGATATTTAATAGATGGTGCTTGGTACTTTGATTATCAAGTAGGTGCAAGATTTGGTTTAAATACAGAAACAGCAAATGTAAATCCTACCTTTAGTATAAACAGAAAAGGTGGTGTAATAAACTTTAATTCAGGAATGGCTGGAAAGTTAGTGGTTTTAGAGTATGTTTCAGATGGAATGGAAAATGGTGATGACTCCAGCGTTAGTGTAAATAAATTATTTGAAGACTTTATATATGCTTATATAAAGTATGCTATTTTGAATGGCCGACATGGAGCACAGGAATATTTAGTTAATAGAGCAAGAAAAGATAAATCTTCTTTACTCCGTAATGCTAAACTAAGATTAAGTAATATACACCCTGGCAGACTCTTACAAAACTTAAGAGGTCAGGATAAATGGATAAAATAATATGCCTTTAACTTCAACAAATTTTATAGCGGGTAAAATGAATAAGTCTGTAGATGAAAGGCTTATTCCACCAGGAGAGTATATTGATGCTTTAAATGTGCGTTTAGGATCTACTGAAAACACTGAGATTGGAGCGGTAGAAAATTCTTTAGGTAATACTATTTTAACTCAATTAGAATTTCAAGGAGTACCTTTAGCAGGAGACATAAGAACTATTGGAGTATATGAAGATGGTATAAACGAAACTCTTTATTGGTTTGTTCATAATGAAAATAATCCCAACTCGGTAACTACAGGTGTTGTAGATTTAATTGTTTCCTATAATACTAATTTAGGAGCTTTAATTTATCATGTAGTTAGTACCTCGGTTTTAAATTTTGACTTTAAGTATTTAATAACAGGAGTAGATAAGATTGAAAATTTATTATTTTTTACTGATGATTTAAATCCTCCAAGAGTTATAAATATAAAATCAGATTATGCGTATCCAGGCCCTGGTGCTGTGGATGATGTGTTAGAAGAGGAGGATGTAAGTGTTATTGTTAAACCTCCAGGTTATGAAGATTTTGATCCTACTGCAGGTCAGGTAGCTCCTTTAGGAGCTCCATATGTAAAACCTAAAGTTATTATAGGCCAGGAAAATTATATGGAAACTCGTTTTCTATCTTTTGGTTATAGATATAGATATCAGGATGGACAATACAGTGCTACTTCTTTATTTTCTAACCCATCCTTTCAGCCTTCTCCTTTTAGTTTAAGTATTCAAAACTATTGGAATGAAGGAATGAAAAACAGATTTAATGGTGCTGATATTTGGTTTTCTACGGGAAGTAAAAGAGTAAAGGAAATAGATTTATTATATAAACAAAGTACATCTAATGTTATATATGTAATTAAGAGATATAACAAAGAAGAGTTAACATGGGGAGATAATGAATTTCAAACAGTTCAGTTTGGGAATAGTGAGATTTATACTACATTAGGTTCTGATGAGTTATTAAGATTATACGACAATGTTCCTCGTACTGCTAAAGCACAAACCATACAAGGTAATCGTTTGATGTATGGTAATTATGTTGATGGATACGATATTAGATATAGTGAAGATGGGGGAAAGATTCCTATTTCTTATAATGTAACTCCAACAAGCGGAGAGATAGCAGGTGTAGATTTACCAAATCCTGTTACTTCTAATGGGGTGTATAATTTTGACGGTGTTCATAATGAGCCTGATTCGGTTATAACTTTTGATTTATCAGATATTAATCCTGCGGGGGGTGGTCCTATTGAACAAGATACCATTATAAATTTTGGATTTTCTTTACAACAAACTACTGCTACCGTATGTACGAATGGGGCTGGAGGTTTTTGTCCTGGTGGGCCTGCTTTACAAAGTTCTCCTTTTGTTATTCCTATGAATTTTACAGTTCCAGCGGGAGGTTATGCAGATGTAAATACAATGTTAAATTCTCAAGATTTTAAAGATAGAATTGGAGGAAGTCTTGCTCAAGGTTATACAGGTAACAATGTTGTAAAACCTTTATATCCTTGTGCTGACAGTTCAACAGGAGGAACCTTAAGTGATAAATTTTACGCTTATTCTGAGAACCCTATATCAACTACTGGGCTTGTAATGGTAAGTGGAGGTATAGGTGGTATACCTAATGCTCCAGCTACACTTTGTAGTCTTACAGCTTTAGATACCAATCCTTTTCCAACTCCTTGTTCTTCAGTGCCTATAGCAAGTGGAACTACTGCCTGTGGTCCCGCTCCGCAAACTCCTTGTGCGGCCAATCAATTAACACAAACTGGATTTGATTTTAGTACAATACCAGGTTTAGGGGTGAGTGGTACAGAGATTGTAATAGACAGTTTAACAGGATTGACAGCAACTGTAGATGTTCAAGCAATTGCAGCAGGACAAGATTTTATATTAATAACAGATGCAACTGGAGGGGCGGCTACTCTATCAACTGATGGTGTAGACTATACAATAGTAAGTGGAGGACCAGGTACAACCCCTACGTGTTTAAATGATGGGTTTGCTTACTCTGTTTCAGGTAACACTTTTTCTCTTCAAGCTCCTTGTATTCAGTATTATCAAGCAGACGGAACAAATAGTGGAGCGTATTCTTATGCAATTAGATATTATAACTTTTTAGGTTTTTCTTCTACAGCAACATTTTTAAAAAATGCTGATGCAGCCAGCTTACATTCTAATAGAGATTATGAAATAGGAATTGTATATATGGATGGAGAGGGTAGATCGTCTACAGTTCTCACAAGTCCAGATTGTACTGTGTACTTTGAGCCATCTTCTTGTGTTTTAAAAAATCAAATACGAGTAACCTTATCAAGCCTTGCTCCTTACTGGGCTAAGAAATATAAGTTTGTAGTAAAACCAAGTCAAGGGGGTTATGAAACTATTTTCTCTAATTTATTTTATGTTCAAGATGGGACTGCAGTAGCTTCAGGAGCTGGACTTCCAGTAGCTGATGTGGAAGATCCAAGTCAAGTGTGGTTTAAGTTAGATGGACAGAATCAAAATGTATTAAAAGTAGGAGATGAGTTAATAGTAAAACAAGATACTCAAGGTGCTGTTTTAGGAGCACCTAAGTCAGTGGTATTAGCTATACAGTCTTATTCAGGTAAGGGTATTACAGAAACATCTTTACCAGGGCTATATATGTTACTAAAACCTTCAGGCTGGACTACAGAAAGTATAGAAAACTCTACTTATTTTAGAGGTCAAAAAAGTAAAAAAAATACGAGTAGTAATGGGATAGGTGGCTCTTGTATTGATGATTACAATTTAAATGATTCAAATGGAGTTCCTTACACTCTTCCTGCGGGTTCTTCTGTTAGAATAAAAGGTTCTGCATATAGAGGGGGTAGTAATTGTAAAAGAAATATAAACTACGACAGAACATTTACAGTATCTCAAGATTATAACACCTTCCATCAGTGGGCAGTAGGAGATGATTTAGCAAGTAAGATGGGTACTAATACCGCTGGAACTACTGGTGTAGATGGAATGAGTTTATCATTTGACAATACTTTATATACGAGTGCAGGTGCCGCTTGTTCAGGGAGTGAGTATAACGTAAAGGCAAGTATAAGACAAAATGCAGCGGGTGGTCAATTTTTTGTATGGCAAGGAGCAATAACTGAATGTTTCGAAGCCAATTATGGTGATTCAGGATGGTTTCCTGGTAGAGCTCGTTTAGAGATTGAGGTAACACGAGCAGGTGGAGTTTTTGTTTTTGAAACTGTACCAGGAGATGCTGATCCAAATTTATTTTATGATGCTTCTGAACTTTTAGATATAGAGCCTGACTTTGTTGGGGGGCCAGGATATCACATGGCTAAAAGAAGTTTTAATCCAAGTGGTGGTGCTGGTTCTTATAGTTTATCAACTGGAAGTCAAGACCAAACATCAGGAGGTGCTTCAATGGTAACAGTGTTGGATGCCTATAATTGTTATGTTTTTGGTAATGGAGTAGAAAGTTATAAAATATATGACAGTCCTGCAGGTAAAGCTTTTAATTTAGGAGAAAGAACTTTAGCGGTATCTAACCAAGACTTTCAAGAGGCAGATAGATTTGCAGGAATGACATATAGTGGGGTTTATAGTAGTTCAGCTAACAGTAATAACTTAAATGAATTTAATTTAGGTTTATTAAACTTTAAAGATTTAGAGACATCGTTTGGTCCTATTCAAGTTTTATATTCTCGTGAGACAGATATATTATGTTTACAAGAAGATAGAATCTCTTATGTATTAGCATCTAAAAATGTTATAACAGACTCTACTGGTGGAGGTGCAATCGCCTCAGTTCCAGAAGTTTTAGGAACACAGATAGCGAGAATAGAAGAATATGGTATAAGTTTTAATCCTGAAAGTTTTACTTCTTGGGGGTATGATATGTTTTTTACAGACACTAAAAGAGGTGCGGTAATAAACTTAAGAGGAGCATCTCAAGGTAGCGATCAATTACAAGTTGTTTCTACTTACGGAATGAATAGTTGGTTTAGAGATTGTTTTAATGCTCAATTAACTACTCAAAAATTAGGAGCTTATG